GGATAGATTTCAGTCACCGTGCCTGTATATCTCTCGCCATTGTGAGTGCCAACCGCAGATTCGTCAATGTTTGGATAGAGGCCTGTGGAAACGTCCATGACCTCCCCTGATTCTAACCGTGTGACCAGATCCCCATACCCAAGGCGTTCAGCCTTTTCGATGTTCAGATAGATATGGCCTTTGAGGGCTTGGGTGTTAGAGTCAAAATTGACAGCGTAAAAATATCCAATGTTTTGAGTCGCTTCGATGTCAGGCGAGTTGGCAGTTAGATAGGTGCCATCTTCAGCCACCGGATGTCTAACTGGAATTGGAACTCCATTCCATTGGTTAGCGGATTGCTCAAGGGCCTCAGCCGTATAAAACAGCGAGTTCATCACGCCAACTCTAGCGGCCACGACTGGAACAATCAAGTGCTCAACTCCACCAACGTCCTGCCGGGTGGCAACTGCTAGAATCGAAGCAGCGTTGAGAAATAAGTTAGAGCGGCGAGGCATGGGTTATAGATAGAGTGAAAATCTAACTCAAGAAAGGAATTTCTACAAAAATGGCTAATTTTGTTCAACGAAGTTTTCTAAACCATTACATGCGGACTAACAGAGCAGCGGCAGTTAGGTTCACCTAGCAAAGTCTGAACCTTTTCCTTGGTATAGATCTTGTTATTTCGATCATGATGCGTTGGCCGCTCTCTTCCATCAATGCAAGTTGACCATTCCATGTTGATCGTATAACCAGTCTCAGCTTCTAACAATTCAGCTTCCTGAATAGCAGCGGTCTGATGAGCCTTGATGATCTCTGTTCTAGCAATTAGGCGGCCACGCACTTTGCCAATCTTGTCAATCCTGTCAGCCATTAGATCTCCAATGACGTTAGGGTTAGTGCCACGGATGATTCCATCTGCTAGGATTCGCCTCATCTGGGTCTTCATGGTAGCCGTTAGGCCCTCCATGTCATTGAACGTCCTCAGATAGACCTCCCTTGAACGGGATACGTGAAATGGGTTAGAGAATGGGTGGTTAGGTGCGAGGGTGAGCTTGACCTTTTTCAACTGCTTTATGGCCTTGGCTCTAGCAGTTGTGGCCCCTTTGTTATATGCATTGCCAAGATATTTGCTCAACCACTTCTGTTGAAGGGGAACAGTTGGCTCTAGCAGCTCACGATTGATTAGATCATCAATCCACTTGTCAAAATTGTAGAGGTTAGATTCATTCCTCTGATATACATATCCCAGCGAGTTAGACTCAGGGCCTAGAATCGAAGGTTGGCCAGTAACGGCCTTGTATGCTGGTTTCCGATAGCCTTTTTTTGGCTTTTTCTTCTTGGTCTTGGCGGCGTTAGCTAGCAGGACTCCCCCTTGTGGAGAGTCGTTAGGATCTAGCAAGACAGGATCAGCGAATGGCCAAGCCTTGTCACTGTAATCACCAAGGAGGAAGGCCGCAATCACCGCCCGCCGTATGCGCTCAAAGCGAGCGTTAGAATCAGAGCAAGCGACTTTCCTCAGCGTAGCTGTTAGAGTTGGGTCGCTTGCTCTGTTCATAAGTCTAATGGTTAAATTTATCTGTGTTGAGCTTATGGATCTTTGATCCTGTTTACTGATTTGTTGACAAGGTCAATCGTTATGCCTCCAGCATTAACTGTGGTTGTCTTGAACTCAACTGGTTGCCATACATATCCTGGCCCTCCAGAGTATCTGGTGATGATTGGCGCTTGTCCACTAACAATCAATTCAATAAACATGACATGGGAGGTGGTCGCATTGGTCCCCCTAAATACCTTCAGTGTGTATGGTCCAGTTAGAGCATCCAATGTGGTAGTTGAATCAAAATAAACTTGCGCATATGTATTTTGAACAAGCCTGATTTTCTTAGCGTTAGACCCAACTAACTGGCCTCTGAATTCATACTCTTCCCAGTCCCCAGCATTTAGAGTAACAGTTTGAACAACACTTTTCAGAGTAGTTTCAGCGCCAGCCGCACTGGATAGAGTTGCTGAATGAGATTGATCAACATTCATTGGGGCATAACCAGTAACAGATGACCCAACGTCAACTGCATCAACATTCGATGAATACAATCCTTCAGTCCAAAGAGTCGCGTTTCTGGCTCTGTTCTTACCTCCAATCGTAGTCGTTAGGTATCCTCCAACCATGACTCTAGCACTTGCTGGAGCTGTCCCATTAGTTAGAACTCCAGCGTTTCTATGGGTAAGGTCTAACCTCCCTGGCATTTTCTGGTTTCCCGCAAGTAACAGCGGTGGAAATGTCGCTTGTGGTTTGGATCCATACTGAGGGTGAACATTTAATGCAGGGGCGTTAGCCCAGACACGATAGAGCTTTCCAACATGCTTTCGATTGTTCGCTCCAGCAGTATCACCAGCAGGTTCCCACCAGAATGCGGTCGTGGCGGCCACTTGGGTAGATATGTCAGGGTGATAAAAAACCAAAGATCCTATTCCAACTGATGTTATTGTTAGATAATCTCCTTCAACTTCAAACAAGATCGTTTGTCTGGTGTTGGGTGGGATTATCTCTCCGTTAGTATTCCAAGGAATGTATGCTCCATTGTAATTGCCATTCACACAAGGGATGCCTGCGCCTCCAAAAAAGCCAGCAGACTCAACCCCAAGACGATTGAAGTTGATATGTATAACTCCGCTTGGTTGTATGCCTCCACCATCAGGAAGCATGTTCAAGTTAGAACTAATTGAAACATTTAGTCCAATGTCAAAAATGCCAGCAGGGTAAGCGGTAGAGACAGCCTCCCATTCAAAGCCAACCGAAAACTTTCCTCCAACAGTAGGGACTCTTGATCCTAGATAGAAAAGACTATCACCAGCAGGCGGGACAAGTCCACCGTTAGATATTGATGGGTTTCCTCCAGTTGATGTAATCCTCCAAGCATTCGCGCCAACTTCTGGCATTGAAGTTAGATGGGTGATTACGTTTAGTGGAGTTGACTCAACAGACAGATCCCAGTTGTTAGTCCCTGTCTTAAAAAGGGTGGCGCTTCCACCAGCGGCAACCGTAGAAATTGCCGCCCCATTTGTGATAGTCACTCCAACATTGCTAAGGACTAGCGATCCTGCTAGAGCGTCACGCTTGATGAAAATTCTGCTACCTAATGGAATAGCAGCCACAGCATTAGTTGGAACTGTAATCGTGCAACCCGATACATTTGTGAAATTGATTCTCGTGGATGGGTCACTCAAACCAAGCGTTCTTGTGGTTCCTGTTACATCAGCCGCAGCAGTCCAACCAAACCATCTTGTTAGATAGTCAAATCTATCCAGAAAAACAGTTGAGCTTGTCAACTTGTTATCCAGAGCCGTCGCCATGCTAGAGTTATCAGTTGGCAATCCAGTTAGTGCTGACCAAGCTCCAGAGAAGTTGGTTAGATTGACTGGATTGCCACTCCCATCAAAGCCAAGTGCTTTGCCACTCTGAGGCGTGATGACCTTTTTGGTGTAACCGCTAGCAGTTTTCCGACTGAGGATGTAATCCCCCGTTGACTCCTGACCAAAGACCAATTGGCCTAGCAGGATGGTGATGATCAATGCGTATTTCATTGGTTGTTAGTTTTGTTGTTAGGTGAGAATTGATTAGGTCTTTTTGGCCGCAGGGAATTTGCCAGCCTTGACAGGCACAGGAAGTTTGATGACTTTGTTAGGATCGACTGGAGGCTTGCCAGTAACAGGGTCAAGGCCGCTCGCCTTCATCTGTTCTGCTAGAGCAGCGGCGTCATCCGCTTCCTGTTGGGCTTGCTCTTCCTCTAACGCAAGAATGTCATCCTCACGATACTCCATCTCAAGGATTTCCTCAACAAACTGTTTGGGAACGATTAGAAGATCAGCGCCGGGTGCGTTGACATAGGCCGCTAGAGCCTGCGCCTTTTTCACCATGATGTCCGCTTTCTTGTCCTCTGGAAGGCTAACAAGTGAAGGCCATTTCACGATGTATTCGCCATTCTTTGGAGCAGGCAAGTCACCTGTGGCAATGAAGAAATCAATTAGAGGCCGCAGTTGGTTAGGTTCACAATGGTTAGTGCGCCTTTCCTGAACTCGACTTGTCCAGTTGTCCGCATCCATTGAACTAGCCAATTCAGCAGACTCGCTACCTGTTAGGATTCGCTTTGGGATTCCAGTCGCGCCACTGATTAGAGAGAGCACCGCATCCACTTGATCCTTGGGGGAATCCGTCCTCAACTCTAACGTCTCAACCTTCATCCCCTTGGTCTTGAGGACGCGGGACAGTTGGTTGACATAGTCGTTAGCATCCTGCGTGACCTTTTCTGGATCTGCGATTGTTACATCCTTTTCAGCCGCTAGATTGATCCCTCCACGAGCGTTCAACCAATAGACCTCAGCACAGCCACCCACCAGCTTTTCAAGATCTGCTAACCTGTTATAGATAGACCCAAGGATGGACTGTCCAAAAACGTCATTGTCTAGCAGGCCTTCAGCGATGTGGATGACCCGTGAATAATGAACAGTGATTGTCCTGCTAGACGCCTGTTGGGGATTGCTAACGGATGGAGTCGCGTTGTTAGTCACGTCAATGATGCTGAACTCATAAAGCAGTGGCTTTCCAAACCGCTCGTTAGTTGGATCAGTCTCGAAAGTCTTGATCACGCAGTTAGATTCACCGTATGGCATCAGGTAAGCGACTTTGGCACCATTTGGGATAGGTTGGTCAACTTGTGACCCTCCACTAACACCTAGCAACAATGTTGAATAGCGGCCTAACTGGCTGAGGATGTCAGCACGCCGCAGATAGTTCCACAGCTTGAACTTTTTGGCTAGAGCTTTCCACGCCAACTCAAAGGCCGTTTCATCCTCCTGATCCTCATCATCTAACACTTCTGGAGGCTCACCCCAAGTGGCGTCTGGATAGGCTGTGGCAATGCGCTTGGAAATGTCGCCTCGCTGATAATTGAAAAGGAAATCCCCAGCTTCTAACTTGTCCTTATAACCAAATATCTTGTAAAGGTCACGAGCGCCATCATGCGTCCTGCCATTCAACAATCCAATGCGGTCTGCTAGGATTGACCTCTCCACGGCGTTAGTGACTAGGCTAAGAATCTCATTTGCCACGGGTGCTGTTACAATAGGTTCCATGTTGGTTAGCTGTTAGTTACCAAGTGCCACCAGTTAGAGCGTCAGGCCTCAACGCGATGTCAATGGCATCAAGCGTTGGATCTATCTGGTCATCGTATTTGTGAGTCATTAGAGGCGTAAACTTGCGGAACTCGCTAAGGTAGTCGGATAGATAGGTGGCATTTTCGTCCAAGTAAACTCTTTTCGACGCAAGATAGGGAATCATGTCCATGGCCCTCGTCACCTTGTCCTTGTTCCGTTGGATAGCCTGCATTGGAATGGGAGGATTGAATTCCGTTAGCATGTCCTGAATCAATCCAGTTCCGCTAGATTTGTCCTCAACAGCGGCGAATCTCAACCTGCTAACAGTCTGGGTGCCAGTGCCAAAGTGCTTGCGCCAGAACGCTAGGAAGTTGCGCCTCAGCTCTGGAGCTTCCCATTTACCAACTAGCAGATCCAACAGATAGATCTTGCCATCTAACACACCCCAGCATTGGAAACAGGTGCGGTCATTGATCTCCTTGGTCTTGCTAGCAGTATCAGCCGTGATGAAACGATACTCACAGACAGGCGGGACTTTGTAATACTGCCACCACTCATCCTTGAACATACCTCCACCAAGAGGGGAAGGCCTCTGGTCGTATTGCGCCGCCGTCGTGTAAGGATCAGACTCCCTCATGGTTAGGATCTGATCTAACGTATGCTTGTATTCCCAAAGTGGACCTGTCGTTAGATCATAGTCAATCGGGATGCCATGGGTGTATTCTAACGGATAGGGCTCACGATCCTCCTTGGCCTTGATCTCAACAGGTAGAATCAGGTGGTGCCACTTCTCTCCATTGCCACCCGTTAGAAGAAAGCCTGTTGGATCCTCTTCATGGATGCGTTGCATGATCACGATCACCGGAATGTCCTCATGGGCTAACCGACTCTTGAACGTGTTGTTGAATCTGTTATTGACTCGCGTTCTAATCGTTTCTGAATAGGCGTCATCAGGCTTGATCGGATCATCAATGATCATCGCCCCGCTGAATCCCTCCATCATGCGTCCTGCGCGGAAACCTGTAATGGCTCCACCACTGCTAACAGCCATGACTCCACCGTTGTGGATGTTATACCAAGCACCCTTTGACTGACTATCCTTTTTCAACGTCGTTGGATAGAGTGAAGTGTATTCCTTGCTTGTGCATAGCTCTTTGATTAGGCCACTGTTGAGAAGTGCTAGATTGTCAGAGTATGAGATATGGATGAACTTGCTCTTTGGGTTAATGGCCAACCCTCTAGAAATGAAGTTGATAACAGCCATTTCCGTTTTGGTATATCCGGGTGGCACGTTGATGATTAGACGCTTGATGTTGCCTGCTATGACTTGATCTAACGTCCTTGCCATTATGCGATGGTGATCCGATAGAATGAACTTGTGGCCATCGCGTTTCTTGAGGAAGTATCTAGTGAACGCTAACTGGCTTTGAAGCAGCATGTGGCGTAATAGCCTTTGCTCGTTATAGCTCCATTCACTCTCTGGATCTAACCGCGCCTGTCTATCGGAAATCTTCCTTGGCCTGTGCTGATGAGGGTTAGCCTGTTCCTCTTCGATGCGTGCTAGATTGTGGGCTAACTCAACGTCATCCTGAATGTGATAGTCATCTTCGAACTCTTCATCATCCTCATCATCTGCTAGGCCTCCCGGCAGATCATCATCTAACTCCTCATCCCCTTGTTCAAGGCCTGGATAGTTAGTCGCTATGTTTGGATTGCTCATGTTAGATGCCAAGTTTCTTGAGTGTCCTGCGAATCACGATGGCCAAGGCTAGACAAAAGATCTCCCAAGGTGTTAGCCAGATGTATGCCAATTCATTGATCATGCCCTTGGCAGTTAGATTGCCCTCGAAAGACTCAAAGGCCTGCCGCTTTCTGGCTTGAATATATTCCTCTAACGCCTCAACCTTTTCGTTGGGGTCAACTTGTTCTTGATTAGGATCTTCCATGGCTTTTATTGGTTAGTTGAATTTTTACCCATTGACGCCTGCTAGCACTCTTTGGGCCTAACTGCTTCTCTCGAAACAGGCCCTCATTGGATAGCATCCAACTGCCAACCCTAACCATAAATGAGAATGGTGGATTGGACATGCCAACAGGCAATGGCTTGAGTTGGTTAGTATTCTTCATCAAAGACTTCTTTGAAGATTTCCACTTCATTCCTTGAGAGTGGCTTGATGCGGATGTCCTGTTGGATAGATCCGCTATGCTCCACAGCCTTCAACTTTGGATAGAGATATTGCATCAATTCCTTGATGTGATCCGAGCGAAGATTGAGTGGCACCCAAGAATCAGTTAGGCTTACCTTAGCCTTTTCAAGGATCTTCTCTAACTCCCTTTCCCAATTGATCGCATTGCCTTTGGTTAGATGGCTGATCATGTCCATATACCAATCTCTAATCATTTCGAGGAATGGGTGGTTAGTTGTCAAGGCCTCTCCACGGGCAATCTTGACGCTCCACTCTAATGGATCGAAGTTAAGATCTGCTAGACGTTGGTGAGCGCCAACAGTCATGCGATGAGGATACTTGAATTGAGGATCGCTGTTAACTGCTAGAGTGCCAGGGTGAGCTAACTGAATTGACTTTGGGTTAGGTTGGTTGCGAGACGTGGGGCCTTTCTCCCGCACCTTGCGAGGGTTAGGTGGTCCGTCAGGTTTTATGGGAGGGCCATCACTCATGTAAATTCATCTATCTACATCCAAATCTAATTGGGTAGCATATAGTCAAGCAACCATTTTCTAACTTCAAGATCTATCCACCAAGGAGGGGATCTACCACGGCCATTCGTCATCCAGCATTCCATCTATGTTAGACTTCGCTTTCAATCTGTTTCCAAACCCCATGCGAATAAACCCTTGCTTGCATTGCTCGCGGGCTCGGATTTTTCTCGCTCCTTTCTACATACTAACAGGAATACACTACTTTCCATATGTTAGATTTTACAACAAATCCCTATTTAATCCGAGTAATGCAAGCAATCCAAGCAATGCAATACATAACTCACTCACAATTAACATATTGCCACGAATTTCTAACAGCACAGATTCCTGCACGGATATGTAGTTGCTCGCATTTCTCAAAGAATGTGAACGAATTAACCACTCAGACGAATCTAACCAAACACCCTACTTTAAGAAAACTTCGTTAAAACCTAGCGATGAAGCCGAGCAAGGCAATTCTTCCTTGCAACGTATCCTTTTGATCGTTCCCATACCAAGGTTTCCAAAATAAGCTCTTGCGTGGGGTCTAATTGCCCTGCATTCTCCTGCCATCACCTACTGCTAACCAATGGACAATAATTCTGGAACTGCTAACATTCCCGCCCCTGATGACATGTATGTTGTTGGATCTGAACCTAAAGGAGGACGCCGCGCACGCTATCCATTCAAAACGATGGAGGTGGGTGAACACAGGGATTGTCCGTTAGATCCACTGCGGGTTTCAAAACACCGTGGCCAGATCATGTCAGCGATTAGACAGACTCAGTATCGTTGGCGCAAGCGGCAGTTTGGAGTCAAGGATATCACGGAAAAGGATGATCCAAACGTCAAAACGCTAACAATCCGGGTCTGGCGTCTTGAGGATATTGATTCTAACCGTCCAATCTGAATGATCACTTTCGAGTCTTTTCTAACCGAGTGCATTGGGGAGAATCACGGCCTGTCTCCAGACGTTGTTGAGCTCATGCGGATTACCTATAACCAAGGCCAACAGGCTGGGATTGAATCCTTCCTGCAATGCAAGGGGAAGAAAGCGAGACAGGCGCAACTGTGCAAGAGACTCAAGATGGATGGGGATCGTCTCGCTTCTAACTTCAACAAGACTCTAATTCAAAGAAACTAACTGTTATGGCCAAACGTCGCACCAACCCACACGCTAACCCAGCATCAAAAACTGTGGAAATTCAAAGACTCGACATTGACGCATCATTTGAGCTTTTCCTAACCAAGTGTTACGTGGATCAAATGTTAGATC